TGTGGTCGGTCGGACACACTCACACCGTCAACATACCGAACCATACACACCAAATCGTCATTCCGCCGCACACTCACGACATCGAATATGGGATATTTCGCGGGCCAACTCCTACAGGCGTAACGGTCAAGGTGGATGGGCAAACAGTCCCAGGGCTTGGGACGGACGAAAGCGAAATCGACATCATCCCGTATCTCGATAAGGACGGTGGAGGCAGGGTTACACGGGGGGCATGGCATACAATAGAAATCGCCCCAAATAGCTTGGGGCGAATCGTTGCGACAGTAAACGCACAGATTTTTGTGAATAGCCGTGGAGGCGGAAACTTCTAATCAATGATTCCGTTAGCTTGAAGTTGGTCAACACGAAGATACGTTTGACCGCCCTCCGATCTTACTGTTACCGTGCCGCTTGAATCATGAAGGATGACATCCGTCGTATGATCCGTGGCGATGTCGGTGGTCAAAAAACGAATTGAATGATCGCCGTTTTGAATCGTTAAGACGTTGTGCTCAGGGCCGACTTTGACCTCTATGCCTCTTTCGGCAATCTGACGAAGGGACAACCACTCTTCTGTGACGACCGTTTCGCTCATGTCTTCAACTCCTTGAGTTTGAATTGTTTCGTCGCTCATCTTAGCGTCGAGTGTGATGGTGTTGTCTTCAAATCCGACGTCATAACCAAGCATCCCGGCCAACTCTCGGACAGGCATATACGACGTGTCATTATAGACGATCGGCGTATTCTGGAGTGTAGCCGCTTGGCCGTTGACTTTGAAAGTAAAGCCTTCGCGCAAATACGCTTCGATTTTGGAAATACCGCCGGCCGCGAAAGCTGTAGCTGAAATCGTTAGCATAACGCCAGCGATCAGGCCAATTATGAGCATTCGAAACTGTTTCATTGGACTAACCTCCCGAGAAATTTTTAGTATATTATACCACGTTTCAAGAGATTAGTTTCACTGAGTTCTTCCAGACGGCAGAACTCTTTAATTTATCTGGAGGTGATGCGCTTGGGGATGAATCAGTCTGAATTACAGGCATTAAGCAAGATCGAAGGTCGTCTCGGTCGTCTGGAAGCATTGCAGGAAGCTAACATGCGCTCGAATGCGGAGTTGACTACCAGCGTCAATCGACTGGTCGACAAACTGGACAGGTCCGATGACCTGGCCCGGGAAGCAGATCAGCGGGCAAGATCGGCCCATCATCGGATTGACGACACAATTAAACGGTTGGACGACATGCGGTCCGGCCAAAAATGGGCGATTGGGTTGACGGCTACGGCCATCGCGATATTTATTTCAGCAGCGGGACTTCTCTGGAATCTATTGAAAGGGTGATCAAATTGACAATCAAATGGTTCAAAGCTGCTACGATCCGCGCAGTCAAGACGGCAGCGCAAACAGCCATTGCAACGATTGGCACGACGGCAGTGATCTATGAAGTGGATTGGCAGGTAGTTGGCGGGACCGTGCTGCTGGCGACGGTCTCGAGCTATCTGACGAGCCTTGCGGGCCTGCCGGAAGCGCCGAAGGGTGAAGGGGAATGAACCCGTTCGAAGGATACCGCATCACGTCGCCGTTCGGTCCGCGCACCCATCCGGTTACGGGCTTGCCGCACTTCCATACCGGCATCGACTTGGTCAAGTCGTTCCGCGCTTCGATCCCCGCATTCACAACCGGACAAGTCATGCACGCCGGCGAGGGCCGGGTCGGGACCGGATTCGGCAATATGGGCATTGTCGTGGCGATCAAGGACAAATACGGCTGCCTGCATTGCTACGTCCATCTGGACAGCGTCAGCGTGGCCGTGGGCGACAACGTCAAGCAGGGGCAGGAGATCGGCAAGCAGGGCAACACGGGGAAGTATACGACGGGCACGCACCTGCATTACGAGATCCGCAAAAAGGCGGCGCCGTCGTTTGGCTGGATAGAGAGCGAGAAGGACCGCTGCCATGAGCCGACGCAGTATCTGATTGACTACTACAAGAAGGAGGATCAACCGATGACGCAAGCAGAGAGGGATGCCATGGACGCGCTGCTCCGGCGAGTGACGAAACTGGAAGAAGACAATGCCGCGCTGATGAAGCTCTACGAAGCCAGCGAGAAGATGCGCAGCATGCCTTGTCCGGATTGGGCGCGGCCGGCCATCGAAGCCGCTAAGCGCACGAGGGGACCGGACGGCAACCCGCTGGTAATCGATGCGGACGGTGGCAGCTATGACTTTTACCGGTTTTTATCGGTACTGCACCGCGCAGGAGTGATCAAGTAACACATACGCCCGGGGGCTTCGGCTCTCGGGCTATTTTTATTTTCGTGAACAAAAAGACGCTCATTTGCGAGCGTCCCTGTATGCTTCGATTTGTTTGCGCGTCCAGATCGGACCGCTGGATATGCGCTGGATCGGTTCGGGGAACGCCCCTCTGCTGATGTAAGTCTGGACGCGTCGGCGGTCCCACCCAAGGATTTCCGCCGCGTCTGAGAGTCCAGCGAGAGGCGGGATCAGTTTCCCATTTCAAACTCCTCATCCAGTGCTGCATTGATGGCTGCCGCTTGGTCTTCAAGGTCACAGTCTCCGGCATTGCCGATTGCGTTTTGTACAACATCGGCACCGTATTCCTCCGACAAATCGTAAATGCGATCTTGTAGGGCTTGTTGGTCAGCGAGTACGCGAGACCACCAGTCGTAAGTGTCTTGATCGCACATGTAGTCGCCGTCATCGTTTTGGGTGAACTGCCCGTCGGTAAACCCGCCATAGTTGCCGATCAGGTCTTGTGCCCAATTAATGCCGTTGCGGTCAATCAGCTCAAGCGTTTCAACCTTGCTATTTACGATAACCTTCACAAGTATCATCCTTTTCGACCGACACCTTATTGTGTCCGCGTCCTTTTGTATGACCTAATCATACACCATATGTATGACGTTGTCAACACATTGGGCGAATAAATTGTGATATATTAAATCAAAAGAGCGGGAGGTGGCATGGTTGATGTTGAGCGACATCGAGCGTAAGCTGTTACGAATACTCTATAACGATACTCGAGCGGGCGGTCGCGTGCCGTCTATCAATAAGCTGTCAATCAGGACGGGGAAATCGCCAGAGGACCTACATAAAGCGTTGCAATCACTCGTCAACAAAGGGTTCATCGAATGGCTGCCGGATCGGCATAGCGACCTCCAAGTCATCAAAGCGTGGGAGGACCACTTCCGCACCATATGGGCGATAGAATCTGTTATTACAGTTCTTTGGAACGATATTAAAAAACAAGAACGAGTGTTCGTAAAAATATCTTCCTTTCGGGGAGAAAGCATGATATATTTGGTTATACCTCACTCTCTACGCAGAAAGACCTTGCAGCCTGGTCACCGCGACAGGTTCAAAATTTCGTCGAACTGTTGTTAATTAGGCAACAATCACCCAAGGGGGAGGCGGTTAGAACCGCTCCGACACCGCTTTACCGAGCGTTAGGACCACAGCCATTCATACATATCTTCGGCATGTAAACCGAGGATCATGGCAGCCAGCACAGTGTTCTCGTAATCCATACGCCGCTCTCCAGTCATCCAGCGCGAGACGGTTGAGCGTTGCACTTTCATACGGCGAGCAAACTCCGCAGGCGTCATATTGGCATTCCTCAAGTGCTCGGGCAAGCGGCACCTCCCCCTTTGGGGACGCACCATATTTAGTTAGGTCCTTTCAAAATTTTATAAGGCGGTGGTCAGCAGCATGATCGATGTTGAGGATTATTTATCTTCGCTACAAAAAACAGGCGTTGACACCTCTCGGGCGGTCGAATACCTGGAGTCGCTTATTTCCGATCCAGCATCTCCGCGCCGGCCTGTAACAGCTTTATCAGACGCTGTTTCTCTTCCTCCGTCAAAACGTGGCCCTTATACGTGAGCGTGTGAGCGGCCAAATTCTCGATAGGTATAGGGGGCTTCGCGCTATATGACGCGGAGTCCTCTTTAATTTGTATCGGCTCCAGCAGCTCTTCTTCGCCCCAATAGCCGCATACGACCATGAGCTCGACGAGGGATGTAGTATGCAAGTGCTTCGCTAGTATTTGCAGCGTCTCCGGCTCCGGCTTCTGCAATCCCGCCTCAATCCTCGAAATAGTCGCCGACGATACGCCAGCCTTCTCCGCCAGTCTTCTCTGGCTTTTATATCCACTGTTTATTCTGTGTTGTGTGATAAAGCGAGCAATTTCGTTCGATTCCACACTTTTCAACCCTTCCAACTTAGTTTCAATTCCTTGTGCATTATAACAGTTTCATTGCGTCCACGCAATTTTATTTATTAAAACTGTTGCGAAGTCGGAGCGATTTGTTGTATCGTGGTGATACGCCAACGAATCACTTACAAGAAAGGAGGAATAACGACAATGAATTCGACAATGAAAAGATACGCGATCCGGCTCAACGTCAAGGAGTTCATGAAGGCTGCAATTGACCACGGAATCGAGAACGACACGGAACTTGCCGCTACAATCGGGGTATCAACAACGCAGATATGGCGGGCGAAACTGCCTGTCGACGATCCACGATACAATGCGCCTGGGTCGACATTTATCGCTGGCGTGATCGCTGCTTTCGGTCCGTTTGACAAGTTCTTTTTTTTGGAAGAAGTGATGCGTGGTCGCATCGCTTAGGAAGGAGAGAACGAATTGGACGAGCGACAACTAAGAACGCTGGGACAGTGGATGCGCCGCATTCGTGTCAAGGCGGGATATGCGAGTCAAGCGGGCTTAGCGGCAGCGTCCGGTATCAGCACGGCGACGATTTCCAGACTTGAAGCCGGATTGCACATGCCGACACCAGAAACGCTCCTGCAATTATCCGAAGCGCTTCGCGTACCTCACGAAGAATTGATGCGGGCGGCCGGATATATCGACATCAAGCGGCCGACGAATAACGAATATCTCGAAAACGAATGCCGCCGCCTGCTCGCCGAGAATGCCCGCCTGCACGAAGAAAACGCCAACCTCAAAGCGGCCATCGCCAATCTAACCGCCGCATTGATGACTCAAGAAGGGAGGTGAACAACCTGTGAACACGCTATTGGGAATCTGCCTTATGTATCTCCGCATCGAAGAGAACGCCGAACGCTCCGGCCATCACAAAGTCGCCGAGCATGCCAAGAAGCAACGCGAACGTTACCGCGCTAGATTGGAGGCAATGACATGAACCCGAAACGTGGTGACGTATGGATGGCCGACCTGGGCGAACGCTTCGGGCATGAGCAGCAGGGTGTCAGGCCGGTGCTGATCCTGCAAAACAATGTCGGCAACTACTACAGCCCGAACGTGATCGCCGCCGCAATCACAGACGCCAAGAAACGCGGCTTGCCCACGCATCAAACGATCGGCACCTACGGCGGTCTGAGCAAAGAGTCGGCGGTCCTGCTGGAGCAAATTCACACGCTGGACAAGCGCAGACTGGAAAAACGGCTGGGCACGCTTCCGCCGCATCTCATGGTGCACGTCGACAGGAAGATCAAAATAAGCCTCGGCCTCGTGGAAGTCCCGATGCCGGAAAGGGGAGCGGCAAGATGATCGGCGCAAAAATCCTAATCACCGGCGTGATCGTCCGCATGGATGCCGAACGCTTCATCATCCGCCGGGGCGATGTCGTCGAATCGTACAGCCGCAAGTATTACCGCGTCATCACAGAGGCGGTAGATGCTTAACCGCAGCATCGAGCAAGGCGATCCACTGGACGCTTACAAGCAGCGGCGGGACATGGAGTTAGAGGAACGAAAGGAGGTGAACGAAGACGATGGACATGAAAACGCTGGAGTACCTGGAGGAACGGGCCGGGAAGGGTCGCGGCATTGTGAAGGCGATCGAGAAACTGAAAGAAATGAAAGCGGACCTGGAACAGGCGAAAACCGCTGATATTTATTGCGGCAGAACCACCATTCGTTTCTCGGCTGATAGCGGCTCCGTTAGAAGTAGTATTCTCGCAAAAATGATGTCGCTGGCAAAAGAAGAGATCGACGCAGAGATCGCCCGACTTGAGGAAGAACTTGCAGCCCTATAAAAAAAGAAAGCCGCCCGAGAAGGCGGCCAAACAAAATGGACAACCCCATCATAGCACAGGTGGGGAGAAGGAGGAAACATGGCGAAGGTCATTCGCTTGATCGAACTTATCCTCGAAAACTACACTTCGCACCGCTCGCTCACCGTCACCTATGGCGACATCACGCGCCTATCGGGACCGAATGGCGCAGGCAAGTCCAGCATCGGCGGCGCGCCTGTATGGACGCTCTACGGCACCGATCTATCGGGCAAGAAGTGGAGCCCCAAGCCGACCACCTACGAGGCAGACGTGACGCGGTCCGCCCTGCTGCTGGAGGTCGACGGCAGCCAGTACAAATTCGAACGCGGGCTGGAAGGCGGCGACATCGTTTATCGCCTCAACGACGTGCCGACGAAGGCCAAGGAATACGAGGCAGCGGTCTCCAGCCTGTTCGACAAAGACGAATTCATGGCGAGTTATTATCCGGCCTACTTCTTCGGCCTCCATTGGTCGAAACAGCGCGAGCTTGTGCTGCGGAATACGACGGCGCCCGCGAAGTCGGAAGTGCTCAAGCATCTGCCCGGCCCGCAAGCGGACAAGCTTGCCGAGTTGACCAAGAAGCACAGCCTGGACGATCTGACGAAGATCCACAGCGGCAAGGATGGCAAGAAGACGAAGCTTGAGAAGGCGTATATCGCCGCGCAGAGCAAGACGAAGACGCTGCAAGAGCAGGTGGACCGCCTGCCGCTACTGAACGGCGGAACGCCCGTTGACCGAGAGCGCGCCGAGCAAGACATCGCCACTTTCGACGGCATGATCGATTGGAAGGTCGCTAGCATGTCCAGCGCGGACGAGAACAACCGGAAGATTATCGAACTGCGAAATTCCGTCACGGAGCTTTTGAAGCAACGCGACCACATGAAAGAGCGGTTCGGCACACTTCAAAAAGAACCCATCGCCGACACATGCCGTGTCTGCCGTCAGCCATTGCAAGGCGAGTCGGTTGAGGCGGCCAAGGCGGACAAGGCGCGACGGATTGCCGAGTTCAAGGCCGAATATGACGCGATAGTGGCGAAGCGGAAAGAGGCCGAGGCCCAGCTTGCCGCCCTCCAATACATCGACGTTTCCGAGACGATGGCCGCCGTCCGCAAGCTGCAAGAGGATCGCCAATACCTCGTCGATTTGCTCGAAGAATGGGATCGCCGCCAGCAGCTTGCCGCAGATGTCGAGAAGGCCAAAACAGACGAAGCCGCCACGCTCGCCGAGTTGAAAGAAACCATCTTCATCCTCGACGCGATCAAGGCTTACCGCGCCAAAGAGGCCGAGATGATGGCCGAGAAGGTGCAAGCCTTATTTACGACACTGTCGATTCGCCTCTTCAAATACGTGAAATCCTCGGACGAATACGAACCGGATTTCTCGATCCAGATGAACGGCAAGGACTATCTGCAACTGTCCACCGGCGAGCGCATGGCGGCAGAGCTGGAGCTTACGGAATTCTTCTTCAATCAATCGGAAATGGTCACGCCGCTATTCTTCGACAACCGCGAATCGTATACGGGCAAACTCGCAACGTTCGGGCAGACGATCATCGCGCGGGCTGTAGAGGATGACAAGAACAAACTCAAAATCGAAACGGAGGACACACACAATGAACAATAACGGAAAATTGATCGGGCTCAATCTTGAAGTGGACGAGCAACTGATCGCGGAATCCGCGAAGAACGTCATTCAGGCCGCAGTAGTCGCAGCACTTGGCAACAAGGACGACCTTGTTCGTTCTGTCGTTAATTACGTCCTGATGAAGAGAGTGGACGAGAACGGTAAGGTCTCCAGTTATGACAGGGAAAACAAATATACCGTGCTGGAAGCATTTGTCCTGTCAGCTGTTCGTGAAACGGCGAAAGAAGCCGTGCAAGAGATCGTTGAAGAGAATCGCGCCGAGTTCAAGCGGCTGCTGAAAAAGCAACTCACTGAGACGAAAACGCTGGATGCATTCACGCGAAGCTTCATTGACGGTTCGATGGAAGCGGTCGCGAACAAATACCGGGCAAACATCAATATCAACATCGACAATTCGAGAGACTAGGAGGCCAATCCCATGAAAATCAAACTCCCGAGCTTCAAACGCAGCCCCGAGAAAGACCGCGCTCTCGCGCTCGCTCGCCAGTCCGCCGCATTCTACGACATCGCCGCAGCCAAGGGCGGCATGTCCGTCCGAGGCCGCAATAAGAATGCCGCCGACCGCCGCGCCCAAAGCAAGCGCGACAGGGGCCTGATGGCGGCCAAGCCCAAGGAACCGCGCCAGAAGAAAGCGCGCTACATCCCCGGCACGCTCGGCGTTTCTGTCGTATCCGAGTCGATCAAGGCGGATTATGGCCGCGTTCTATCGCGCCGCGAGCGCAAGCGCCTCGCAAACAAGTTCGCGCCGTTTCCCGTGCCGTTCGCGCCCTACTACAACGGAGAGGCGGCGAAGGGATGAGCCACGCCATACTCCCGAGGACGTGCAAACGTTGCGAGCGGAATTTCATGATTCGCGTGCCCGAGGTCGGATTTCGCAGATGGCAACAGGGCGAACTCATCCAGAACGCGATGCCCTGCCTGAGTGACAATGACCGCGAATTGCTGATCAGCAGTATTTGCGAATCATGCTTCGACGAAATATTCGAACAGGAGGATGAAAAAGAATGAGTCAAGTTCAGCAAATCACCGTCGGATTCACCTTTACGAAGAACCTCGGCAACTACGAATCGCTTAAAGTCGACGCAGGTGTCACGATGACTGTCGATCCTGGCGATAGCCCGGATGAAGTCTATGCCAAAGCGTGGGAAGCGACCCGCAAACAAGTCAAGCGCGGCCTTGAGACCAGCAAAGGGGGGTTTTGAACAGATGGGGGCTCAACTATTTCTCGCTGACCTCGCGGGCATGAACGACGATCATGTTCGCGAGCACATCGTCGGCGAATACGAATGTGCCGCTTCCGACGTCAATCGTTTCGACATCCTCATCGCCTATCAGTCCGTTGGTTCCTGGGGTTGCGATTCGTCTTCATTCTTCCTTTTGCGAGACCGTCAGACCGGGGAATTGTTCGAGAATCATGGATCGCATTGCTCTTGCTATGGATTCGAGGGGCAATGGTCGCCGGAGCAAACCACTCTCGAATATCTCCAATCGGAACATTTCAACTTTGGCACGGGCGGTTATGACGACGATGACGAGAAACACCGCCGCGAAGTGAAGGAATTTATAGCGAAGATGGACATTCAGAATGGAGGAACTTCGAAATGAGCAAACAACTTACAACTGTCGGTAATTGGAGCATTGAAGACATTCAAACAATGAAACAAACCCTTGCTGCCGAAACAACGGATTCGCAATTTCAACTATTCATCCGCACTGCGCACGCATCCGGCCTTAATCCGTTCCTCAATCACATCTACGCTATCTGCTACAAAGGCACGATGTCGCTGCAAATCGGCATTGAGGGCATTGCGTATCTTGCCAAGCAAAAGGAAGGGTTTCAAGGATATGACGCACAGGTTGTCTACGAAGGGGAGCCATTCAAGGCAACCAGAAACAAAGACGGAATTTGGGAGATCGAACACGAACCCGATGTTTTCGCGCCAGATGATGCCCAAATCAGAGGGGCTTATGCCGTTGCTTACCGCGATGGATTCAAGCCGTACACCGTCATCATGAAATTCTCGGAAGTCGAACACTTCCTGAAAAGCCCAATCCCGAATCAACAAACGATGTGGAAGAAGTATACCGCCGATATGTTCAAAAAACATGTGTTGAAAAGGGCTCTCAAAGGACAGTTCGGCATCGATATCAACGAAGATGATTTTTCGGTTAATAATCCCGAACCATACGAACAACCAACTCGCCGCGACATCACCGAAGAGGCGAACGCCGCATCGAGAGGCAACGAACCATTCGCGGAAGGGATGCGACACGCACAAGAGCGATTCGGCCCGAAGGATGGAGCAAAAGCATCACCACAAAACCAGACACCGGATCCCGAACCGCAGCCACAGGACGACGAATCCGCCAAGATCGAAACTCTGCGCAAGCAGATGAACGTGAAATTCCGCGAACTTGGCATCACTGGCAAAGACGCCAAGGCCGAATATATCGCCAGCAAAAACGTCGTAAAAGGCGATGTGCCCACGCTGCAGGAGTTGACCAAGCTCATCAAACTGATGGACGTGGACATCGCGAAGAAGCAGGCGCAGGCGTCGGACGATGACGATTTGCTCGGAGGTGATCCCCAGTGATCGAAACCAAGCGCATAACGCCGGAGGAAGTGTTGGCGGCCTACAAGGCGACGGGCTTGCGGCCAGAACAAGCAGAATGGGCAATTGAATACGAAGGTGGTTCGCGGTGCGCTTGTGGTTTGGGAGCAATATTTTCGTCCAAGGTCGAAAATGGCTTTCAAACCCTCTACGGATCACTATATTCGGAATCTGATTTGATCGGCGACGAACTCGGTTTAAGCCCATCATACATCTATGGGTTCACCTACGGATTCGACGGACAACCCTCGCCGCCAATTACCCAGCCGAACGAGCGCGAAGAGTCGGAACGCGGTTATCGCGATGGGCGCGCTGCGTGGGAGGCCGTCAAGCATCTGGCGGTGTCCGGCGTATGAAAATCGACATTATCGCGTCCGGCAGCGGCGGCAACTGCATCGCCGTCCGCTCCGGTTCCACCGTCATCCTGATCGACGCCGGGATTGCCAAAACGAAGATCGAAAAGCGGCTGCTCGAAGCGGGCATCCGCCCGGACGAGATCGTGGGCATATTCATCACCCACGCGCACGGTGACCACATCAAGGGCCTGCCGCTCGCGAACAAGTATCGCATCCCGGTTTATGCCGGGTCGGACGAATGGCGGGACATTAACAACGTCGACGAGGAACTGAGGAACGATCTGCCCGGAGGCGTCGAACCGATCACGCTATACGCGAGAGGAAAGGGTTTCGTGGAATCTGTCAGCGCATTTCCGTTCAAAACATACCACGACGCCTATGACCCGGTTGGCTACGTGGTGGAGTCGGACGATTGCAAAGTCAGCATCTGCCTCGACACCGGCCACGTCGACCGCGACATGCTGGAGGCTATGCGAGGCAGCGACATCTACATCATCGAAGCCAACCACGACCCGGAGCTCGTCGCCGTCAGCGATTACCCGGACAGCACGAAGGCGCGCATTCTCTCCGACATCGGTCATCTGAGCAATCAGCAGACAGCGGACGCACTCGCCCGCCTCGTGCGGGGCCGTGGGGAACGCATCTACCTGACGCACCTATCCAAGAGCAACAACATGCCCGAGCTGGCGCAGGCGACCGTTGAGGCGGCCTTGCGGCGGCGGGGATACGAGAACGGAAAACATTATTTCTGTGAGGTGGTTTAGATGAAAACCGTAAAAATAAAGATCGTCAGAGATTTCAAGCCGAATCCGCTTTCTGGCTGGATCAAGAAAGGCGAGGAATACGAAGCGCGCCGCCTGACGCTTTCGATGTTCGATTTGGAAACGCCGTACCAGATTATCGAAGGCGAGCATTCCGGCATCGACGTTCCTTTTAAATTCGCCGTCGTGTTGCCATTAGAACAAACTTACTCCGAAGCCGAGTACAACGCCATTAACCAAGAACTGCTCCAACGCCGCGAAGAAGTCCGCGAGCTGACGCAACGCAACGACTTGCAGAAGGTTGCCAACCGCGAACTGCTCGAACAAATCCGCCGCATGGAGGAAGGGCGCAAGCCGGTCGTGCTGTCTCAAGAGGTGGCGGCAGCGTTGGATGAAGTTATCCCAAAAAACTTTGGTGATAAGGAGTACGTCGCATGGATAATTGCCCACCACGGTGAGGATGGCGGCGACAAATTCATGAAATTGTTGCAAGACGAAGCCAATAGAGGGTCATTTTTCAAACTCATCGACGCTATCCGCTACGGCTACACGGTCAAAGAACCGCCGAAACCGCTGGAGGATGAATTGACCGATATCGTTGACTACTGGCTCGCCGAGCCTAATTCGGGCGATTCGGAAGAAGAGTGCCGCAGACTCGTCGACCGCATCCTCGAACACATCAAGCAAAGGGAGCAAAAAGAGCGGGTGAGTTAATTGGCAAATCCGCAACCGCACAAATTCACGCGAATCTCGAACGAGATCATGGAGGCGGTCCCGCGCTTCCGCTTTAACGGCACGCAGCACGATATTCTGCTCGTGATCTGGCGGCACACCTACGGCTTCCACCGCAAGGATCACGAATTCTCACTGTCGTTCTTGGCCGATGCAATCGGGGCATCTCGCAGCCAAGTCGACAGAGCGGTGACAACATTGATCGAGCGGAATGTGCTGACGGTGACGGCGGGCGGCGTGGGCAAGGCGCGGGTGATGGGCTTTAACAAGGATTATGATTCATGGCTCGACCGTCCGCCCGTCAAGCGCAAGCCGCCGAAGCCTGCCGCACAGTCGCCGCCGAAGAGGCGCGGGAAGAAGCCGCAGGCATACGCGCTGGATAGCACCTATTACAAGATGGCTGAATACTTCCTCGACAAGATCAAGGAGATGGCTGCCAACATCGGATTTAATCACGCATCAATCGCGAAGGCCGATCTGCAAAAGTGGGCCGACGAATTCCGCCTGATGGTTGAGCGGGACAAGGTGACGGATAAGCGCCTGATCTTCGATGTGATGAATTGGGTGACGGCTCACGACTTCTGGCGCACGAATGTGCTGTCTGCTAAGAAGCTGCGGGAGCGATTCGGTGAGCTGGCGCTCAAGATGAAGGCGGAGAAGAAAGGCAAGAACGGCAAGGGCGGCGGGGGCGCGTCACAGATTGACCGCCTCGCAGCCGCGCAGGAATGGATAGAGCAAGGCGGTGATCCTTATGACTTCAACCCCGACGCATGATTTGAGCGCGGAACAGGCGGTACTCGGGTCCGTGCTGCTCAAGGCGGAATGCTTGGATGAGATAACCTTTCTCGAACCGCGCGACTTCTTCGCCGACCGCCACCGGCTGATATTCGAGGTTATGCGCTACCTTTACGACCACGACAAGCCGGTTGACGTGGTGACGATCGTCGGGCACTTCAACCGCCACAACCGCATCGATGACCTCGGCGGTGTCTCGTATCTGGCCCAGCTTGCGGACAGCGTGCCGACTGCCAGCAACGTCCGCCATTACGCCGAAATTGTCCGCTCCAAGGCGCATAGGCGGCGCGGCCTGCTGCTGGCCGAGAAGATCACCGAGGCATCGCAGGAGGCATACGACAGCGACGATGACTACTTTGCCAAGATCGACGAGCTGACGGACGAGATTCGGCCGGCGAAAGAATCGGGAATGATCGGGCTCGCGGATGGTCGGGACGACTATTTCGCACATCTTCGCAGTAAGGCCAAGAAGCTGATCACGGGGCTGTTCAAACTGCTGGATGAATGGTCAGGCGGGTTGTGGATCGGATGGCTGTTCGTACTGGCGGGCAGGCCGGGAGCAGGAAAAACGGCGAAGGCGCTGCTGTACGCTTACGGGGTCGCGAAGCACAATCCCGGCGCCGGACCGGTGCTGATCTACTCGCAGGAGATGGACCGCAACGAATTGATTGACCGGATTGTATCCGCCGTCGCGCAGGTCAACTATAAGCGGCTAATCAACAAGGGCGGCGCGGAGGGCTTCACGGATAACGAATGGGATCGAATTAACCGAGCCTATGACGAGGTTTCGAAGCTGCCCATCTACATCCAAGATTCGGCGGGCGTCACGATCCAAGAGGTGCGCGCCACCGCCCGGCGGTTCAAAAAGCGCTTCGGCAAGCTGGCGCTGATCATCGTTGACTACCTTCAAATCATGGACATCCCGCAGCGCAAAAACGAGAATCGAGCGCAGGCAATCGGGCGAGTGACGTCGACGGCGAAACAGACGGCTAGACATCTCAAATGCGTGTTCTTGCTCCTGTCGCAGATGACGCGGGACAGCGAGAACCGGGACGAGCCGAAACTGTCCGACCTCAAGGAGTCCAGCAGCATCGAACAAGACGCTGACGTGGTCGAGTTCCTTTGGAGCACCGGAGAGATGGAAGGCAGCGCGAAGATCGTGCAATCTATCTTCGCAAAGGGCCGGAATGTCGGCACGAAGAAGTTCCGACTCGCGTTCGAATGGTGGATTCAACGCTTCAAGGAACTGGAGCCAAAGGAGGCGGCGGTCGGTGAGCGCAAAACGTATCGAAAGTGAGGAAGTTTTCGAACGCTCGCGGACATGGCTGATCAAGCGTTCGATCGAATTGGAAGACCCGCTGCTCGACCCGGCTGAAAAGGCGAAGATGCAGCGAGCGTATGACATCACCTTCGACGCTTTGCAGCGGTACACACGCGGCCAGCTTGTGCGAGAGTATCCGGGCCTGCGGGAGAAATATAAGATGCTCGGATGGGCGTATGACGAGCCGGAGCAGCCGCCACAGCAGCGGGAGGAACCGCCGGAGTCCGATCCTGCGCCGGAGGAACCGAAACAGCCGAAGCCAGCGGCAGCGCTCGCCGGTTGGCTAGATGATGATTGAGAGGTGAGCGAGCATGAGCGTTCAATTGCATCACGAAGACTGTCGCGTCGTTCTCCCGTCGGTGCCTTCTGAATCTATTGACCTGATTGTCACCGACCCGCCTTACTTGATGGACTATAAATCGGGGTGGCGAAAGGAAGCGTTCGACAAGATCGTAGGAGACAAAGACGGTCACGAATTAATTCGCACTTCTTTCGCGGAAATGGCGAGAGTTCTAAAGCAAAACTCGGCGGTCTACGTTTTCTGCAGTTGGCATCATGTTGACTTTTTCAAACGAGAATTTGAGCAGCATTTCACTCTTAAGAATTTGCTCGTTTGGGTGAAGAACAATACTGGACCCGGAGACTTAGAAGCTTCTTACGCCCCGATGCACGAATTAGTTCTCTACGGAATGAAGGGCAGGCGACTTCTCAAAGGTGGACGCACTCCTGATGTAATTCGTTTCAAAAGAGTCAATGGCGAAAGCATGATTCATCCAACCGAGAAGCCCGTCGACCTATGCAGATTTTTTATCGAGAAGTCGAGCGAACCGGGAGACGTTGTGCTTGACCCGTTCATGGGATCGGGAACGACGGGAGAAGCGGCATTAAGTTGTGACCGCCAATTCATAGGCATCGAAATAGCCGCGAATCATTTCATGACATCAAAGGCGAGGCTTTCGCAAATCCAGCCGGTTTTGTTCTAACAGGATCTGATGACAGACAACGGATATTGAGGTGACGGTGTGAACCTTGCAGCAACGACCAAAAAACAACTATACCAAATCGCCACCGATGACAGCGCGCTGCTCGAACACCGATACGAGGCCGCTCGAAGGTTGGCGGGGGAAAAGGAGGTCGAACGCATGATTGAACGTTGCAAATATCCCGGATGCGGGAAACGAGGCGACAAAACCTGGGCACTCGTGCCGCTGTGCGGCGACCATTTTGAAACCATCCGCGCCGAGTCCAAGAAATACTTCGCCGGATCGCAGCACATGAAATACGAGGACCGCGAGCACTACCGCAAGATCGCGAAGCTCATCCCGTGGAGTCAGGAAGTCATGGGCGAATTCCAGTACGAGGGCCGGTTCGGGGAAATTAAGTGCAGATATTGCGACATAGCGATCGCGTCCAACTGGATCAGGCGGCACGAAGCAAAATGCAAGGAGGTGAAGACGCTATGCGATTCGTTGGACTAGACCCCTCGACCAAGACTGGATTCGTCGCACTTGATGAGGCCGGCAACGTGCTCCGCGTCAAGGAACTGACAGGCGTCGGTGACAAAGACCCGAAACGCATGGCGTCGCTGATCGGCGAGGTGATGGCGTTCATTCAGCCGGACGATGTGATTGCGATTGAGGGCTTCGGCTTCGCATCCCAGCAGGCCATTCAGTTAGGCGGCATCGGATGGGGGATTCGCATAGCGCTATTCCGGCGCGGGATCGCTTATACGGAAGTCAGCCCGGCCGCCGTGAAGAAATTCGCCACAGGTAAGGGCAACGCGAAGAAAGACGACATGGTCCTGCCAATCTATCGCAAGTGGGGATTCGAGCATTCGAGCGACAACGTGCGGGATGCGTTCGTACTGGCGAAGATCGCCGAGGAATTGCACATGGCAAAGGATTTCGGCGGTCCGACTCTGACATGCCAATACGAAGCCGAGGTTATTCGTTCGATCCTCACCCCGCCCGAGAAGAAACCGAAGCGGAAGCGGAAGGCATGACCAAGCCCGCCAAGAGCCGCAAACAACGCAGATTCGAAAGGCGCCTCGCAAAGCGCCGGGAACGGGAATTGATCATGACGGCCGGCAAAATCGCGCTGGAAGGGCTACGGGAAGAAGGACGGGCGAAGTGAGTACTTGATCCAAAAAGCGACATATGGAGGATGATTGAGATGCCGAAGAAAAAGAAGCTATTCAGCGAAGAAACAGTGAAGATTGATGATTGCCAATGTGTCTACTGCGGTCACATTTTCAATGGCAGGGATGCTTGCAATGCGGATATGGACCGTAGGTCCGTTACTTGTCCAGAGTGCAAAGAGGATATGTTCGTATCCATTTCGGTTGAATATACCTGCCATCCAATAGAAGACGATTGATGAATAAAACGAATGCAAGTACGATCCATTTTGCGCAGTAGGAGAGGGCGGGACGTATGGAAGAACCCAAGGAGAAAACAAGCCGGGAAATACTCAAGGATTATGGATTTTCGGAAGTAGTCTTGTTTTCGATGTCTGACGAAGAATGCGATCAGGTTTTGAAGAGCGTCATATTCGTTTGAGCAGCGGATCGATCCATTTTTCGATAGAAGGACGGTGAATAATCGGTGGATATTTTGAGCGAAAAGACGGTTATGACAAGGAAAGAGCATCACTGTTTCGGGTGTGCGAGGAAGTTCCCGAAGGGTTCACGCCTTCAAGTTATCACAAGCGTCGATGGCGGTGAAATTGGACGAGCGTACTGGTGCGATACCTGTCAAGAATATTGGCGAAAGTATATGCAATACGGTGACGAGATCGGCTATGGCGATTTGAAATCCGAGGACGAATTCGGATGGAATGAAATCCGAAGAGAGATCGAAGTTACTGCGTAGTTCGAATGCAAGTACGATCCAAAAAGCGCAGTAAAGACGAGGAGGAAAACAATGCCGAACCATATTACAAACATCATCACAATTACTGCCCCAGAGGGCAGGACGATTCAAGAAGTCTTGGATTATGTGAAAACAGAAGACACACAATTCGACTTCAACACCCTGATTCCAATGCCAGAGGAAATTAAGCAGTCATTTGGAACGCCGGGAATTTCGCCGCCATGGTACGACTGGAGCGTAAAAAACTGGGGGACGAAGTGGAACGCTTATGAGATAGCGGCCCACGATCAAGGCGTTAAGTTTGAAACGGCTTGGAATGCTCCTACGCCAATTTTCGAAGCGCTAGCGAAAAAGTTTCCTGATTATTCGTTTGACTTTAAATACGCCGATGAGGATACGGGCTACAATTTCGGACATTTGAAAATCGACAGCATAGGAACATTGGTTTATTCCCTACCAGAAAAAGGGACACCAGCGGCAAACAAATGGGTATTCGATAATGTTTATGAACGTCCTGATTACTACGACGAAGAAGGCAACTACATCGGAGAAGAGTAATGCGCTTTACGAGCAAAGAGCGAAAGGAGGGCCGCCATGATCGAGCAGAAGATCGATGCCGAGAAAGTTGTCGAGCGCCTGATCAGCATCTTTACTGTCATCCCGCAGCTATACGAGCAGAATGATCAAGAAGTCGAGCGCCGAGATTACGAGCATTCCGACTTGACGCATGTGGCCGAACTGCTGAATTTCGGCGGCGTTCAAGGGTACAAACTCGCCAAGGAAATCCAGAACAACCGCAGGCGGCGGCGCGAAGCCAAGGATATGAATTTTATCCTCAAACCGCTATACGAATTTCTCAAGCAACATCAGAACCAGTTGCCGCGCCTTCACAAGATTCGGGACGAAGTGGCGAAGAACGTCCGAATCAATCAGGAGCGGCGCTACCATCCACGTTCAGACAATGAACTGGTGCGGAGCGTGATCGAGCAAATAAATAGCAGAGAGGGTGAAAGGGCATGAGCGACAAAACTAAGATCGAATGGTCCGACGCCACGTGGAACCCGGTAACCGGCTGCTCCAAGGTTTCGGAGGGTTGCCGCAACTGTTATGCGATGAAGTTCGCCGAACGCTGGCGCGGAACGCCGGGGCACTACTTCGAAAACGGGTTCGACATCACGTTTAGGCCGAATAAACAGGACCAGCCGCTCCGCTGGAAGCGTCCGCGCAAAATATTCGTCAACAGCATGAGCGACCTGTTTCATCCGGATGTACCGTTCGATTTCATTGACAAGGTATTCGCGGTTATGGCTTTGGCACCGCATCATACATTTCAAATTCTGACCAAGCGGCCGGAGCGCATGAAGGAGTATTTCCAGCGCGAAGAACTCGACGATACTCTGGGGCACGAGGCGATGTACCTGTATGAACAGTTTGGCGGCCGTGGGGATTGCAGTCTGGCTGCTGGCCTGATTCATGGCCCGGGCAAAGTGAGCAACCATCCATCGATACCGGTGCATCCGAAAGCGTGGCCCCTCCCGAACGTCTGGATCGGCACCAGCGTCGAGAACCAGAAGGCGGCAGACGAGCGCATTCCACTACTGATCGATACGCCAGCGGCTGTGCGGTTCCTAAGCTGCGAGCCACTACTGGAGGAAGTGAGCCTTCAAGGCCGTGACGCGCGAGACGGAAGTTATCGCCATTATTTGCAGTATATCGATTGGGTGATCGTTGGCGGGGAATCCGGGCCGCGAGCGAGGCCGGTTCATCCGGATTGGATTCGACAACTCAGGTTCGAGTGTCAGGCTGCAAGAGTGCCGTTCTTCTTCAAACAGTGGGGCGAGTGGGCGCCGGTTCATGAACTGCGATGCAATGATCCAGGAATCAAAGGACGGAAGTGGTTCAACTTCGACCCCGATACAGCGCTTTGCCGTATAGGGAAACAGGCCGCAGGCCGCATGCTCGACGGCCGCACGTGGGATGAGTTTCCGTCATAGAGTCTATTTTTACGCCCATAGTGCTACAACCTCGTATCAGCCCGATACAGGCACGCATAGGTCGGTCCAGTGTATAACCCTACCAAGCAAATCAAACGCCTGTACACGGCGCACAGAAGCCCACAGGGGCATTCAAAATCCAAAGGAGCGAATGGACAATGAAAACCGCACTCAATGTACTGTTCAAGAAGATGCAGAAGGACGACAAGAAGGAAGTTCTCGTGTTCCAGGTGAACGGCGACGAGCTGCAACACGCGCAGACGCTCGTCGAACTGGCGGGCGGCATTGTGGTCATGGACATCGAAGGGTGCGATGCGGGCGAGGTCATGGCCGAATTCGCAAGCCTCCAGCGTGACAGCAAAAAGACGGCGCTCAAGTTTAACATCAAGGGCGACAGCGAGGAAAAGGTGATTAAGTTCTACCCGCTCGCCGGCCGCAACGTCACGTTGAACCTCCAAGCGTCGCAGATGAGCATTGACGATTATTACGAGGGCGAGGACCACGAAGGGCTCGAATACAATGTCAACCCGGACGGAACGGTCAGCGTGGACCCGGACCAAGTCACGTTAGAGGAAGCAGGCGCAGCAAGCGAGGAAGAGACGGCGACGACCGGCACAGGCACTTACAACGAGGTATCGCAGAAGATCAAGGGTGACGACAAGGTCACTCCGATCAGCAGCAAGCGCGGGAAGAAGAAGGACGAGGGTGCAGAAGAGGCACCCGCGCCCGCTGATGCTGACGATGACGCGCTGCCGTTCTGAAAGTGAGACAAGCCCCGGCTGTAGGCTGGCCGGGGTATCCTCCCAAGCGAGGTGAAGCACATGGACCAACTTGCACTAGGCGGCGACTTCCTGCCGGAGCTTGACCGCAAAGCCACGCAGAAGGCCGTAGAGGCCGCGCTGGAGCGCTACAGGCTATACAAGTATCTGACGTTCGACGAGCGCGAGGCGACGATCACGGCGTCATACGAAGCCCGAGAGGGCGGGCGCACAAACGTCACGAGCGACCAGACGGCGAGCATCGCCATCCACAACGTAGACGAGCAGGAGAGGCGACGCCAGTATTGCGAGCGGATCGAGCGGGCTGTGAACCGGCTGCCGCGCATGGAGCGGTTCCTAATCCAAGAGCGCTACATGTCCGAAGACGCGCAGTATATCACGGACTTGAACGTGTACAGCTTCAAATTCCAGCCGCCGATCAACAAAGACACATACGCGAAAATCCGTTGGCGCGCCTTCTACAAGCTGGCGTTTCGGATGGTCGAGAGTCGGCTGCTTGATTTGAACAACCTCGTCATAACGGACAAGCGGGGCGAAATAGATTGAAGCAGGGGAGGCGATAGCGGTGGAAGCGGCGCAGGAGCAATCAAAGGCGGACGCGATCAAGGCCAGAGTTTCCGCCTACATCGAAGTGAACGGCTGCAGGATCGGAATCATACTGCCGGAGGATGACCCGGACCCGGACGATTTAAGCGAACTATACCATACGCTTGCCGAGGTGCACGTGAGACAGGCCAAGAAGAAAGCCGCCCAGGAGTAGGGCGGCTGTTGTTTTATGTGGACCACTTTATTCAATTACCTCGCGCTTCCGCGCCTGATTTTCTCCCATTCTACGGGGTCGAACTTCTCGTGAATCCGACAGGAAACGGAATTGATTTTTGCATACAAATCATCGTAGAATCGAGCAGACTCGCCATCTCCATTGTCCTTCGCTTCATTTTCTAAATCGAACAAAATCGAGTTCACCCGCCCGAGAAAGCCGCACAGTTTTTCGTATTGATCATCGGTCACGGAAACCACCTCCAAAACCTTCTCCTTGCGATTATCATATGCGCTTATCGCCTCGATCGATTCGCGAATCATCTTGTCCATCCTCCCATAGGGGAGCCCCGAAGGGCTCCGAATGATCTATGCCAGCGTTTTGCGCTTAAACACTTCTGACAACTGCCTGTCACCGTTCCCGGGGATAATTAGCTTCGATACTTCGGCAATGTCCAGAATTTCATCCCTCGTGAGCGGAACACCTTTCCAATCGCCGTCGCCTCGCCCGTCATCTTCCCATTCCAGCGCTTCTCCGCGCAGCCTGACTTTGCCGTTATCCAAGCGTTCAATCCAGATGTTCCATTCGTCGCCGGACCACTCCATGCGATCCTTTTCGATGCAACTGGGCAACTGTACCGCTTCGTAAACTTTCTTTGCCATCCCCATTACCTCCCTGCCCCGTGGGCTTCGTAATTTAGTATTATGATGTAACATCTAACGAATAGGTTGTATCATCATAATACCAAAAAACCAGAACGAGTCAAGTCCTTTTTTAATTCGGGGTAAAGGTTGAATTTCGCAGGGATGCGCCCGCGTCCGCGCTCAATGAGTTCGACGTGCACATGGCTGAATACAGCGCGCATGATCGTGTTGCGGTCTGTCTTGTCCTCTGCGGCGTTGTAGGCGTCCAGCACAGCCGTTAGATTCTTCTTGACCACGGACGTATCGATGACGCCGTCCCGCTTCTCTGCGGGCTCCTGGGCGGACTCTGCGCGCATATCTTCGAGTTCCTTTAACTCCCTGTCAACCTCCGCTTTCCGCTCATCGAACATATCGTCCGTATATCGGCCCGTCTCGTATTTCTCGTAAATAAATCGCATCCGATTCTTAAGCTCTTTGGTTCGCTGCTCGATGTATTCGGTCATGTCCTCTCGCGGTCGTTCCTGCTTGTCCGCTTCGATAACGGCCGCAATCTGCTGTTCGACCTGCAATTCGTCCAGATCGCGGAAGTGCTGCAGCAGGCCGAGCAGATTTTCCTCGACGGTGCGGTATTTAACGAACGTGCATCCCGGCGTGGTGCACCAGAGGAATTCCTTTTCGTAAATCCTCACATCACCGCCGACAGCCTTGTAGTGCTGCGTACTGGATTGACGCACCATGCGCCGCCCGCACTTCAAGCAGATGCAGAGCCCGGCCAGCTCGCAGGGCGAGAAATCCATTTTGGTGCGCGGCTTGTGCGCGGAGCTTGCGACTTTTTCTTGCGCCCGCATGAATAACTCGAAGTCGACGATGGCGGGGATGGCATTCGGCACAACAATATGCTCATCTTCGGGGCGGGGGACTTGTTTGCCGTCGACTCGCTGGGTCGTGCGAAATTGCATAGTGCCGATATAGCGCTCGCTCGTGATCAACCGCTTGAGGACGACTGGCGACCAGTTTCGAGAACCGCGAGGCGTTCGCAGCAGCGTTTTGCGCATGATGTACGTAGCCAACGCCCGGAAACTCACATCGCGAAGTTTTCCATTCTTGTCCGGCACGCCATTCACGTAAAAGTCAAAAATCTGGCGGACGACCGCAGCCTCTTCTTCGTTGATCTCGAGCATCTTGGTGTCGGGGTTGTAGTTAAATCCAAATGGAGCCGCGCCTGCGACCCAGCGGCCGGCCATTGCGTTCGTTACGCGCCCGCCAAAGAGGCGTTCCCGCGTTGTTTCAAACTCTTCGCGGGACATGAACAACTCAAAGCGAATCATCCGCAAGTCGGCGGCGTTGCGCGGATCGTACAGCCGATAAGGGGTGATTATAAAGATTCTCCGCTCGACGATCAGGTCGTAGATGATGCCCATATCGGTGTAGCTGCCGCGACCCATCCGCGATATTTCCTTGACGGCGATTGCCTGGAATTTTCCGGCCTCCAAATCCTTGATAACGCCCTGGAAGACGGGACGCGTCGAAATTTTATCGCCGGAACCTACTTCCGGCCGTTGATCGTAGGGGATGCCGAGCGGTTCCAAGACGCGGTCCATGAGCTCTTTTTGGGACTTCAAAACGTCCTCGCCGGTTTTTCGCTCGTGTTCCTCGTCGGCGCGAGACTTCCGCAGATAGTTGATGATGTGTTCGATTCCAAGACTGATTAAGTAGTCAGTTTTGAGCATGTGCATCTCACCTCGCCTTTAGTTTGTAAGTTGATTATAACCAAAACCAAAGTGCGCACACAAATACTTTTTGAAAACTGGACGAATAATAGAAATAGATTAGCGCGCCGGTAGAAGTCGCTACCGTTTACCCGTGATATATTGGTATTGTGCAAGAGCGTCCGATGAGGGCGCTTTTCTCATTTTTACGCCGCACCTCCCCAATGCAGCGCACGACATCGACTCGGCCCACGGGGCAAACGGCCGGGAAGACGCTGCAACCTTCCTCGCCGTGATCCCAGCGGCTAAGGTGCGGATCGGGAGCGCCAGCGGCCAGCGTCAATAATGGCCGCATCTTATATCATGCGTGGTGGCGGAAAAGGTAGACGCTTTGACTAAGGCTCAACGTACAGGGGCACTGCGACCGGTAGGTTCCCGCTGGCGGGTGAAGAGAGCTATGCTCGGTGCAAATCCGAGCCCACGCTTCTAACATGCTGGCTTACGCTAGTGGTGTGGCGGATAAGACACGAGAGAGCGGGTTCGAGTCCCGCCGCGTCCCGTTCAGGGGCGTGCATGGTGCGCGAGAGGGTTCGACTCCCTCAGCCAGCTTATTAACGCGAGGGTTTCGCGTTTCCGGTGCTGTTTTCCCTCAACAAAAAGCCTGAACCGGAGCCGTGCGTCGGGGCTTTGTACCGGCGCTTCAATTGTCCCTAAATGCGGTGTAACTGTCCTCTAAAATGCGTACAGTTTTCAACTGTCCACTAAAGTGGGTACAGTTTGAGCACCAAAACCGCATAAGATCAAGGCTTTTCGGCGTTTCAAACACGCTACTTTTGCCCCTCGCAACTGTCCACCAAAGCGGGTACAGTGGTGTACTCTAAAATGGGTACAGTGGTGTATACCAAAGCGGGTACAGTTACATTTTTTCCTTCATTAGAGCGCCGAGGTTAAAGAAAGTATTAAAGAAATATATTAAAGAAATATATTAAAGAAATATATTAAAGAAATATATTAAAAACATCCTTGCATACATCGCAAAATAGCATACCAACTCACAGTCTCGCACCTATCGGCGCGAGGTTGTTTTTATTTTCGATAAAATGATAAACG